CTTTTTCCATCTTAGCTGGCATCATACGCTTTTCAGCTTTTCCGCCCATTGCCATTTTCTTTGTTGCCATACCGCCTCCTTTAAATAAAGCCGTTTTACCGTGGTCCGTCTTTGGTTTATTAATAGTTTGTCTATCGGGACGACCACCTCCAGAAAACTTTTTACCTTTATCTGCTTCTTCAAAATCTTTACCCACTGACTGTGGGATACCAACCTTCTTTGCAAACTTTGGATTATTTGCAATTGCAGCCATAAAATTATGTTGTTTTTTACTTGAACTTGGCATTTTATTTCCAAAACTTTTCAAAAACTACAACTAATACACCACCAAATAAAACGGCAACTATATTACCAATATAATGTAATGTCTTTTTTTCCGCTTGTTGTTCGGCTAACATCCTGCGTATATCATTTACGCCAACCTTTAACTCTTCGACATCTTTTACAAGCTTATCCATATCGTCCTGCAAATGCTTTAGTTCGTTAGCATGGGTAGCAAGTTCCCTAGCCGTTACGATTTCTGGGTCGGTTATTTGCAGTTCCATCAACATTTCCACCGTTTTAAACTCGCTGCTTTACGTGTTGGTTTGCCGTTCTCATCTTTCATTGGTCCTGGCATTCCGCTCATTCTTGCACAAAACGACTTTTTACGTGGTCCGCCTTCAGGCTGAGGTGCCTTTAGATTTGACCCTGTTTCCCTGTTATACTTCGCACGACCCTTAGCAGTAAGTCCAGCCCCCTTAGAAACCGGGAGTTTTTCGCCTCTTCCAACTGCAAGACTGGGTCCTTTCTTCTTAGTAGCCACATTGTTCACCCATATTGAATTGTTTGATAATTAATGTTTGTTACAACTACATAAACACCATTTAATGCCAAAATACCTTCACCAGAAAAAATAACTTGGAATGGTTGTACATTTGTACCCGTATTATAACTAGTTATAAATTTACCAGTTGAGTATACACATGCTGTACTAGTCGCTATAGTTCCAGAGTTAATATCTGTAATAGTAAATGTGTTTGCGTTAGTCACGGTCACTACATAATTACCAGCAGTAGCAGAAACATTAGAAGCGGAAGCAAATGAAATACCAATTGTTTGTCCAGTTACTAAACCATGACTTGTAGATGTTACTGTTACAGTTGTTCCAGAACGACCATATGTAGCTGTTGTTACCGGCGCTGTTGTAGTATCAAAAACATCAATACTACCCGCTGTTCCATTACCTTGATATACTAAGTTTTTAAGGCGTACACGCCCTGACACCATAAGACCAGAACCGCTAAGATGCGAGCCTTTTACGTCATATTGCATAGTCATAATTAATCTCCTAAAGTTTCAAAAAAGGGGACCGAAGTCCCCCGGATTAATTAATCTAAGTTACCGTATGGGTAAGTAGTTGTAGTACCAATACTACCGTCAAGCTGTGTATAACGTAATGTAAAGTAAAATAAACCAGCAGTAACTGTTGTTAAACTTGTACCGACTAAAGCAATTGTAAATACAACTTGTGACATTTTAGCTGCGTTTGGTCCTGTACCTGATGTTGGCGATACTAAAATATCAGCAGATGTAGCAGCTTGGTTAGCTAGTTGAGTAGCCGTAAATGTTGCAATAGACTGACGACCAACAGCTGGAGAAGTTAAAACCGCTGTATTTGCATATGCTGCTGTACCTGCGGCGGCTGTGTAGTTATTAGAAACATAAACTGTTGTAGATGTTAAAGTACCTGCAGCGACTGCTGGAACAACACCAATATCAATAAATACATCGTTAATTGCTGAGCCGTATGGTACATACATAACAGCACCACGGTAAATATTAGTTGCTGAATCAGCTGGAATTGTTTGCGCTACTGATGGATAAACAGAGCTAGATGGTTGATAAACAACAGCATTAGTATTAGGAATAATATTCCCGTTTACAAATTTACCAGATGCTCCACCATAATTTACTGCACCGTTAGTTGTTACTGATAAATCTATATCAGTTTCTTGAACTAAATCTGCGTATCCTACGTTACGTAGTGGTCCAAAACGACTGTCGCCCGCTAAAATTGGGCCTTCAAAGGTTGCGCGTGCCATGTTAATTTCCTTATGCAAAAGTTCACTTATACCAATCGTTGCATCGTCTGCTGGGACAGTCCGGTATAAGCATTACCCAGTTATTATTAGTATACAACATTTTTTATTTTATGTAGAGGGTTTTTAATTTTTTCTGTGTAAAATATCTATATAAACTAGGGGGAAGTTATATGGCTGTAACCATTAAAAAGGTCGATACACGCGATGTAGATATAACCAAAACCCTTACCTATCTACAGAAAAAATGCCTACCCGGCGATGATTTAGTCGATACTACTATAGGACATTGGTGGATTGCTTATGACGGATTTATGCTTCCGGTTGGTTTTGCTGGGATGGTTCGTAGCTATTACTGGAATGATTGTGGCTACTTATGTCGCGCTGGTGTATTAAAAGAATGGCGTGGGCAAGGTATACAAAAAAAGCTTCTTAAAGCACGGGAAAAACACGCTAAAAGATTAGGTTGGAATTGGTTAATATCTGATACTACAGATAACCCTGCATCATCAAATAGTTTAATTAGTTGTGGTTTCAAATTATACGACCCATCAAAACCTTGGGGATTTAAACATACTCTTTACTGGAGAAAAAAACTCAATGCCTTACAAAGACCCAGAAGTAAGAAAAAGAAAACACGCGGAATACTCGAAGAAATACTACGAAGCAAATAAACAAAGCATAATTGCTAATGGAAAAATAAGAAAAAAAGCAAGAAAAGTTAATTGGCAAGCATTTAAAGCTACTTTAAGCTGTTTAAACTGTGGAGAAAACCACCCAGCTACATTTGATTTTCATCATGTTGAACGACACCCGGACAATAAAAAAGTACATAGACTAATACGAGATAACAATATTGGTAGAGCATTAGAAGAGATTAAAAAATGTATTGTGTTATGTGCAAACTGCCATAGAAAGCACCACTGGGAAGAAGAGCAAGAAAATAAAAAGAAAAGAAATAAAAAACCCCGCCTTGTGAGCGGGGTTTAGTTGGGTAGATACATTCGATTAGAATGAACCTGAAGAACCCCAGACACCTAATGGGTCTGACCAGCCAAAAGAATAACGCTCACGTGACTTGTAGCGAACGTTACCTGTATCGAAGTCACCGTCCATAGAATTCTGGAGTGGTGTACGAACGAAGTGCTTGAGACCATTTGGTACATCAGTTAACAAGAACCATGCATTAACGTCTGTCAAGAAGTGGTTAACTGTGTAACCTTCTGGAATAGTACCGTTGTTGTTGATTGCGCTGATGTCATTGTTGTTTGTACCAACACGTAACTTAGTTTCAAGCAAACGAGTAGCAACGAACATCAATGCAGGAGGAACAACCAACTTGCGTGGCTTAGCAGCAATTAACAAACTACGCTCATCAGTCCAAGCAGCGATTTGAATAACAGCAGCTTCTAAAGAAGTTTCATTCAAGTCAACTTGAGTTGATGGAGTGTTAGAGTTAGTACCGCCAGATACGAGTGGGTGTGCAGTAGAGAACAAAGGAACACCATCACCACCGTAGTAGTTTGATGTGTTTGTAAAACCGTTGTTCAATACAGAAGCAGCTTTAACTTGTTTGGTGTAAGCCATACCACGAGCCAATGCTTTAGTATAACGAGCAGACAATGAGTCATACAAGTTATCTTCAATCGCTTCTTCAGTGATTGAGAATCCTAAAGCGATAGTTTCGTGTGAGTAACGAGTTGTCCATGCTTCTTGCGCGTTGTCATAAGCAATCGCAGCACCTTCAGACTTAACAGGAGCAGCGGAGAAACCTGACAACTTAGTTTCTTCTTCGAATGAACGCTCGGAACTCTCGATTTCATAGAGTTCTTTGTGCTCTTCACCATAACGTGCATACTCAAGACCAAACAAGGCATTGAGACCGGGTAATAGCTCTTTTAGGAGCTGTGAACGTGAAATAGCCATTTTTTAGCTCCTTAGTTAGTTGTACCAGCAGACTGATAATACGCATGTACGCCAAAGTTTAATTTGACAATACAATCTGTATAAGCGTCACCAGGGTTAGATGGGAAATTACCACCGAATGTTGAATTATCGTTAACTAAATCAACGATTTTGCAAGCTAAAGCTGAAGTGTTAGCAGCTGAAGAAGCTAAAGCAACAACGGAGTTACCTGTAGATGTGTTACCAGTAGAAGAACTAGTACCGCCAGTAAAGTTAGCCAAAGCGATTGTCTTACCGATAGAAGT